CCTGCGCGCCGGTTTTCGTCAGCCCGGCTACTCCGAGGTTGCCTTCGAGGGCTTGTTGACCCGCGGCGTCCAGGGCTCCAGTGCCTGCCGTTGCCCCGCCGTTCATCAGCATCGCCAAGGCCTGCTGAATCCCGGTCTGAGAGCCAGAAGTAGCCCCTCCCTGCGCCTGGATGCCCTGTGCGCCGCCGAGGACGGAATTTAGGATGTCCGTCATACCCCCGGCGTTCACGGCGTCCAGAGCCCGGTCTTGGTAGCCGCGGTTCAGATTCGTCTCGCCGCCGGAGTTAATCATGTCCTGGCCGCGTTCGGAGAAGTTCCGCATCGGGTCGTTCTGACCGGTTGCGAACTGCTGACCTTGGTCGAAGAGAGCGTAGTTCTGAGGAGTCCAGCCGCGGTCTCCGAAGATGGAGTTAGCCCCGCCGAGGAGTTCGGCTAGGCCACCGGAAGCGCCGGAGATCTGATCGTTGCTGTAAGACCCGCCATACTGAGAGAAAAGACCCGGAATCTGCCCCGAAAGCCCCGCGGCGTTGTCCATATACGGACCGAGCGCCCCGTTGACCATTTGGGAGAATCGGTCGCCCGCACCTAGTGCCTGATCTCGCGCCGGGTTGAAGACGTTATTAAACTGATTCTGCCAGTTTTCATACTGCCCGCGACCAAAGTTGAGGTTGTTCGTGTACGCAGAATGTAGCCAGTCAAGCGCCTGCTGGCCGGAAATACCCGACATGACGCCGCCGAAGAGATTTCCTAGCGATCCAATAGGGCCGAGGAAGGAAGAGATCAGCGAAGAAGCATCACCGCCGCCCGCGTTTGTCGAATTACCAGCCATAGATGTGAGTCCTCACATCTATTCTACCGTTCGGGGCGTTTGAGACTTAGGCGTTTCGGATTTGAAGGTGCGCGTTCATGTGAACGAGTCCGTTAGCGGCAACTGTTGCGGTTGTCACAACTCCGATTATATAAGGGCCATCTGCGGGGAAGGTGAAATCCGACCCAACGGCAGAGCCGAGGAGATCGGCAGCGGGGGTTGTGAAGGTCGCGCCGTCTGAGCCAGCTATGACGGTTCCGATTGTATAGATACATAAGCCCGCGCCGCCCGAGGTAGCCGGTCGTGTGATTGGGTATAGGCCAAACGTGTAATTTCCTGTCGGAGCAACGTCATTGGTGAATAATTGAGCGCGAATTCTCAATTTAGGAGCAAACCCATTAACCGAAGGATAATCCGCTGCCACAAGTTGGATAACGCCCCACGCATACAAGGTACCGACACCTGTGACTGCGGCGGGGTTTCCGTAACAAAGGGCGTATTTGTTGGCGGTACGACCAGCGATATGAGAAGCCGAGGTTGTAAGGATTGTACGGTACGAGGAATTGGGTACCGCGGCTGTTACAAAAGCGGTAGTCGCGATCTGTGTCGTATTCGTCCCGGTTGCTGCCGTGGGGGCTATCGGGGTTCCGGTGAGAGTCGGGGATGCAGATAGCACTACTGTCGTAGTTCCGGTCGTGCCGTTGGAGAGATCAGATGCGGCGAGTTGACTTACTGTGATGTTCGCCCCGGCGGAAGACTGTCGAAGAACCTGACTTGCGCCTCCCGTTGCGGATAGGTTTGCTCCCGTTCCGCCTTGTGTCGGGGTGATTAAGGCGTTGGTCGTGAGAATTGTGGCCGATGCGTCCGGAAGTGTGAATGTTTTTTCTGCCGTCGTGGGGCCGGAGACTTTGGTGAATCCGTTTCCGGTTCCTCCGTAGGTGGAGGCGATTACCTGAGTTAGCGCGGCGCTTCCGTCAAAGTTATTTCCGTAGATAGCCCTTGGAGTCGCTAAGGCTGTAGCAGTCCCGGCGTTACCGGATACTGAAGTCTGATCTCCCGTGTTAGTGCCGCTTAGATTTGAACCAGTCACGGTCCCGACCGCCGCCACACTGGACGGGGTGATTGCGCCGAGAGTAAGTGAAATCGCCGGGGTAGTTGTATCCGTTGCCACGGTGCCGGAGACGCCGTTTGCGGTTGTGACTGACACCGAAGTAACCGTTCCGGAACCCGCCGTGGGGAGTGAGTGAAATCCCTTTGTCCCGCCGCTATCGGTTCCGTAGTATTTACTGTTGCCCGGAGATGCGCTGTCGCCGGATAACTTAACCCCCGACGCATCGGAAGTTACAGAAAGCTGCGTGATAACCGCGGCGGTTAGTGACGGGGTCCCGTCGGAGTAACTCAGAGATGCCGTGGTGGAGTTTGTGACAATACCACCCACTGCGTCCTGTGCGCGCTCATCGGTGAAGTAGAGGTTAGTCCCTTCTGGGAGCGAAGTCGTACTACCCCCGGCGAGAATATTAGCTGAATTCGCGTCGATTGTGGGATTACCGGAAACACCGTCTCCGTTAGATATGTCAATCTTCGAAGACCCCGCCGTCAAGGTTCGCCCAGTAAAAGTATCCGACGAGGTCTGTGTCAGAAGTCCGTTGGTGTTGTAGGCGGCGAGTGCTGTGAGAGTTGCGTCGAGGGGTTGCTTATTTCCAAGATCCGTGGTTAAATTAGTAACCGCTGATTGTGGGATTCCAGAGAATTGAGCTTCATCGACGTCAATTGACGGGTTGCCCGCCGTACCGCTTCCGTTAGAGATCGTGACTGCGGTAGACCCGGCGACAATTGTTCTTGCAGTCGTCGTGTCGAGTGCTGTGCGGACAACAATACCGTTAGCTCCAGGGTCTGCTAATCCGCCGCCGCCACTTGTTCCGATAGGGGTTTCGTAGCTCATATTAAATGATACACCACTCCGATCCGTTGTAGATTAGCGAGTAGGAGACGTATTGCGTTGTGATGGCGAGGGAGGCTGCGCCGTCGATATCATGCCCGTTGCCGTCGACAGTGAGGGTGTTAGCCGCGACGAGTTTTTTCACATGTGCGATAAAACCGGTTTTTGGAGAAGCGGGGAGGTAGATAGTGAAGCTCGCGGCGGTGGTGTCGCAGAGGTAGACGGTTTTGTCCGCTTTTATCGTGTAAGGGCCGGAGCTTAGACTTTGGACTCCGGTAAGAGCAATTACGGTCGCGACCGGACCTACCCCCGGTGGGTTGGTGAAGCCCGAGGTTAGCTGAGTTTGTATCGAAAAGGTAATCCGATCCCCGGGAGCCGCGTCGACGGTTACGGAGGCGGGGGATTTAGCGGAAGACCCGCACTGCGTCGGGAGGTCGGAACTGTTGTTGATCTTCGCGAAGACGTTGTATTGGCCGATTTTCCCAGCGAAGCCTTCGGGTTCTCGCCAGGATACGAGGTACTGGGAGTTTCCGAGCGGTACGGCTTTTACAGACGTAACGAAAGGGATGCGGTAGAAGCCGCGCTGTTGAGGCGGCAGCGCCGTCCCCTCCGCGGCGTTCGTTTTGTTAATCAGCCGGTCGAGACTGAATTGGTCTTCGCGGTTGTATTCCATTAACCCGGCTCCTTCAAATCGAAGAGTTTAGCCGCGGCCTTTCGGGCTTTTAGAAAAAGAACACGGTCGAGTTCGCGCTTACTCGGCGCGCACACGGGGCGTTCGAAGGTCTTCGTTTGCTCACACCCCGCGAGTTTGTAGAGAAACGGTGTCCAGTGTTTTTCAAAGGCGAGGATGTCGGGCACGATGTCGGCCTGGGTCGCGCTGGTTATCTGGGCGAGGTAGAGGACTAGGACGAAGCGCATCACGGCCCCGATCCGGCTTCGGGCTGGAAGACGAGGGAGAGGTTGAGGACTTCGATTAGGTCGGCGGTGGCGTCCCGCTGCATTTCGACGGCGAAGCGGTGGCCGACTCCGAGGCGGGTTAGTAACCGAGAAGCGTATCCCTTCGAAGCTCCGCGCCGAGACGGAGGATTAACGTAGTTTAACGACTCAGGGGACGTCCAGAAGTCGTCGACGTAGAGGAAGACGGACGGGTCGAGGTCGCCGGGGTAGAGAACGCGGTCGTAGGTTACCGCGTAGAGATCCGGGTCTAAGGCGGGTTCTCTTAGGGCGTTTACGTGATTCCCCGGAGGGTTGGTTAAAAGAGAAGTCCGAATCTGCCAGCCGTAGGGTCTCTGAACGCCGTTGAAGGAGTCGGTGCCGACGTTAATCCGCGGGTCGATGTAGTTGACGCAGGAGTCTTCGGTGGAGTCGGTGAGGTAGAAAAGCAACCGCTTCTGCTCCGACGGGTTCGCCGGGATGATACCGGAGGTGAGAGCGGTGAGGGGAATCGTCCACGGTGTGTTCCAGAAGTCGCCGTTTTTCTGTTGCGACTTTTTAATATCGTAGACGAAGACGCGGGAGTTTTCCACAGCGAGCGGCGTGCAGAGGGCGACGACTAGCCATTCTTTTTCGAGGTCCGCCCAGTATTCGATGTCGAAGTAGGTTTCGTCGTTGGACTCGAGGATTTGGCGGAAGTCGTCGTACAAGGGGTCGGAGATGATGTCGGGTTGTTTCGCCCCCGGGTCGCGGATTACGGCGAGGCGGAAGTCGCCGGTTAGGAAGACGACGTTGGAGCCGTAGCGGGTGACGGCCCGATGCTGTTTGATAGCCGCGCCGTAGTTATCGTAGAGCGGCTGGATGTTGAAGGTTTCTTTCGTCGACCCGGTTAGGATGTAGGTGGTGGTTTCCGACCAGGAGTAGAGGGCGGAGTTTGTCGCGAGGATGTTCTGGCCTTCTTCCTGAAGACGGAAGAAGTTACCGAAGAGACCGGAGGGGAAGCATTCTTCAGGGATTCCCTCGGTTAGCTCCTCTTGCGCGGAGTAGAAGAGGATGTTTTCGATCCAGAACCAGATACGACCTTGGTAGTAGGCAAGCGGGGAGGATTGTTGAATCGCGTCGACACCGACGACTTTCGGGGCCGTGCAGGACGGGGGAGGCGAGTTGGAGGTTAGGGAAGGTGCCACCTCCGCGGTGTTTACAAAGGCATCAGGAACCGGGTCGTTTTCGGTCGTTCCAGCGGCTCCGGAACCGAAGGTTTTATCCTCGTAGGTTAAAGAAGCCCCGGTGTTAGTAACCTCGTCGATTTTATAGAAAGTCCCGCCGCCGTCGGTTGTCCGGTAGATACAGATCGTGGGGAAGTTCGTGGTATCCGAGCCGGTTAGGTTTAGTACGATCTTCGGACACAGGTTTTTAAACGGCCCGGTTCCGGAAGGCGGGTAATCGGGGTTCTCCTCAAGCGGCGCGCGGTTCGATACATTTCCGGTGAGCGATTTGTACGCGAAAGTGTAAAACCACCCCTGCGAAACATCCACGACGTGATCTGAAGTCGCCCAGCCGTCTCTGTAAACAATCAAAGTCCCCACGTCATGAGCCGCGGCGGCAGTTCCATTAGCCCCGCGGGTTACGTTGAACACTCCCGGGGACGCGAGCGAAGTAACCGTAATCTCCTCATACTCGATCTGGATGGTGAAGGGGTAGGCTACTGGAAAGGTGCTGACGGCGGTCGACCAGGAGACGGTGGTCGCAGTATCGGTTAAAGCCGCGGTGACCTTCCCCACCACAGCGTTTAAACGCGCGGCGGTTGTCGGACCTAAAACGCCCCACGGACGGACGGTGACGACGCCCCCGGTCCCGTCGAAGATGACGGAGCCGAGTTTCTCCCCGGTAGATGCCCCCGGAAAGGCTTTGATGTAAAACCGCCCCCTAGCCGCCACCCCCTCGTGCGGCGTCACAGAGGCGTCGATGGAGCGATACGAGCCCGCGGATACCCAGGTGGTGGGGTTAGTCGTCACATTGCAGTATTCGAGGTAGTAGAGGCCGGTTACCGAGTCCAGGACGGATGCCAGGAAGTAGGTAATCGGCGTGTCTTCCATGGTTCGGTAGATCCAAAGCCGGTCGACACGGGTTTGGTCTGGCCGCGGGGAGACGGTGAGAGTTCCCGGGCGTTTCACCGAAGCTCCGCCCAAAGTGACGTAGTTGTCATAACCGCCCACTAACCGCGGGGGTTTAGCCAGCGGATGGAGGACGCGGTTATACGGGAGTTCGAGGTTTTCAAACTCTAATACGTCGAACTGTTGGTTCTGGGCCATTTAGAAGCCGAGGAGGAGGGAGAGGAGTTGTTGCTGTACGTTGTTTTGGGAGAGACCTTGATTTTGTGGTTGCGGAGTGCTAGTCGAAGGTCGTTGATTAGGCAGTGCGCCGTTTTGGGGGTTTGCTGCGTTGTAGAGACGTCGATATTCCGGATCTTGGTTCAACTCGTCGTTATACTTCTGTTGCCAGGGTTTAACTTCCTGCGACTGCATCGCCATAGGGTCGTAGCCCGCCGGTTGGTACGGATTTGGGCCGCGAGACTGAACATAGGCGTTTAGTGCGTTTTGTTCGGGACTGTTTCTCCAGTCGGAGTAAGTATTCATCGGATTAGGACCGCCCTGCGGCATAGGAACTTGTCTGGTCCCGACAGGACGCGAGTTCAAATTATTCACCGTCCTATTCCACTCCGGATTAGTGCGGCTCATTTCGGCCTGGAGGCGCTTGTATTCTGGGTCCGCTGTTAAACTTGCGCCCGCCTGCTGCATCCAGGGTTCGTTGCCCTGCGATGTTGCGCTATTCCACCCTGCAGGGGCGAAGCGTTTAAACATGTCATTTCGGTAATTGTTGAAATTATCACGAGCCGTTACATATTCCTGGGGCATTGGCGGTAGGGCTATACCGGGTTGTCCGCCCGCTCCACGCTGTACGGCCTGGGCTCCGATAGATTGGAATTGTCCGGTTCCTTGTAGCGACGGCGTCAGCGGGTTCATCTGATTCCCCCCGCGCGGGAGATTCGGATAATACCCCGAGTTCGCGTAGGGTTGGCGATTTTGCGCTTGTAACTGCCCACCCCCCAACCCAAGTAACTGCAACAACTGCATCAACTGATTCTGCTGACCCCCGCCCGGCTGCTGACCTGCCCCGGGCTGAGGCCCGGTTCCTTGAGGATTCGTGCCGGGGTTGAGGAGGGGGTTTTGCGCGGGGTTATGAGCGGGGGCACCAGGAGGGTGGTATCCCGGGGTTTGCGACGGGTTAATCATCGGGTTCCCGGTGAGATAAACGGCCCCCGCGTTTGGATTCGTCACAGCCGGGCCCGCGTTTTTCTCAGCCGCGGTCATGGCGTCGGCGGTCGCGCGGTCGTATTTGGTGTAGCGATCCGCGAGGAGACCGGCGTTTAGTTGATTCCCGTTTCCGAAGTTGATCTGATTCTGGCCGAAGTCGCCGAAGGGTCCGAGGGTTTTCGTCCGTTCGACGGTTCCTCCGAGCCCCTGCGCGAGCTGATTCGCCGTATTATCATCGGCATACTGCATCGGGTTGTAGCCGCCGGGAGCGGAGTAAGTCGGTTTCCATCCGGGGTTGCCGAAGGAGTTTTGATTCTGCGGCGGGGGGATGTTATTCGGCCCGGCTTGATTATTCTGCGCGCCGGTCGGATTCGGATTCGTAGCCGCGCCGCTGAAAACGGCGGAAGGGACGAAGGACGAGGGGCCGCTGGCGAAACCCGGGTTAGCCCCGCCGCCTTGAGGCGCACCACTTCCAAGTGGTGTTTCTGAAGGATCTGTCGACGAGGAGAAACCGTCGTTCTGCGAGTAGTTGTTGAACCCGGGTTGATAGCTCTGCTCAAATTGTCCCATGGAAGTTAGCCTTTCGGAAATTCAGCGTCGAGGGCGTTGAGTGCGATGGTCGCGCCGTGTTTGATAAGCGCGATGGCAAAGACGCCGGGGTTGAAGGCGAGATTTTTCCCATCCCGCTTTGTCACTTCCACCGACCACTGCTTCGCGGTATTCGTGAAGAATAGCGGTTTGACTTCAAACTTATGCGCGTACCAGAAGTTCGGGAGGGATTTAACGACTTCTAACACCCAATCGACGGTGTCCTCGGACGGGAAGTGAATCGGATTCCCTGGGGGCAGGTGGAGTAACTGCTGACTAACCGGGTGTTCGAAGGTGAAGTCGGAGATCGGCTTATCGGTCTCCGGGTCGACGAATTTCTTCAACTCCGGCGCGTACCAAAGGCCGTTGTATTCGAGTTTCTCTAAAACCGGCCTAGCCGCGGCTTTTTCCTTCGGCTTTACAGGCTCCGGCTTCGGCGTTTCCAACGCAGGCTTCGTTACATCTTCCGGTTTCACAACAAACATTCGTATTAGCTCCTGCACCTATTTTAACTGGTGTTGGAACGCGGTAGTAAACCGGGAGAACGCGGCGTTTAAACGTGTCGACGGAGGCGAACCCGCGAGCCGGTTTTTGCGCCACGAACTCCTCCCAGGTCATATCCAGGGGAAGACGCCGGGGATTAGAGTGTTGGAGAAGCCGGGGACTAATGAAGATTCCGGAGCAATGTTCGGATCGCCCATTTCGAAGCCTTCCGCCGCCGCCATGTTGTTAATCGCGCGGATCGCGAGGATCTCACGGTCGGCGACATCCTTGGACCCCTGCGCGACCCCAGCCGCCCATCGCATGACGGTTACCATGGAAGAGAGATGCCGGTCGTCGTAGGGGAGGAGTTGGGTGCCGAAGAGGGAGGAGGTTACTTTTGTCGGATTTTTCTTATACTCGCCGATGATAATCCACTCATGCCCGGAGGTGTTGTCTGGAGCGGGCCGGTCGAGTTTGAAGGCTTGGGTAGCTCCGTCGTAGGAGATGTAGGTCGGGAAGTTGCGGATGTGGGTTTCGCGGAGATCCCGGCGGGTGTGGAGTTCGAACTTTTGCACTGGGATGACGGTAGGCCGCGCGAGAAATGCTTGGTTGAAGCCCTGGAAGTCGGAGGGGACCGCTACTTCAGGAGCGCCATAATACTGTTGCTGCGGGACGAGACCGAACGGGGGTAGAATCGCCAACGACTGCCGCCAGTTGTACGAGTTCCAAATCTTCTCGTTCATCATGTTACAAATCGCGACGGCTTTGTTGTCCTCCTCGGACATACCCAAAGAACCGCGGATCATGTTGAAGATGTCGATGTACCGATAGGTGATAGCCATTACTTACCCTTCTTCGCGGTATCCACGGGCGGCGACGGCTGGATCAACATGGGCTCAGTCTCCCGCATATGCTGGATGTTAGCTTCGAAAACGCCCCGCTGCCCGGTGAAAGTCGCCTGCCCGCCATCCGTGTACTGAACGCCGCCCGCGCGACCGTCGTCGGCGAAGAGATACGCTTGGTAGAGGACGGCGGAGACAAAGACATGGAACCACTCGTCGTCGAATACCTGGACGCCTGCTTCGTGAGAGTTCTCCGCGGTTATAATCGGACAGGTTTTCTTATACAGCGAGATCACCTGCGTACCCGAGGTAACCGTAGCGCCGGGTTTCGGAGACACCCGGACGGTATTCGCCGCGGGGTGCGTCATTTGCGTGGGTAGCGCGGAGACTCGCTTAACCGACGTGTGGATGTGCGCGACGGCGTCGATGTCCCGGCCTACGTCGGAGTCGCCTGCGGAGATGTAAGCCGACCCAGGAACCAACACTAAGAAGTCCGCCGGATCAACCACCGTATAGTTAACCCGGGAGGCTTCGAGAGTAACGACGGGAAAATCACCTAACGTCCAACGCCACGGAGCCGCCATCCAGAACATCTTCATGGCGTTGTCCAAAATAAGCGGACCAGCTTCCTCCAGAGGCATTAGCTTAATAAACGCCTTGGAGAAGTTGAATGCGTCGATGGGACGGTAGGTGGAGGCCATTTTTAGAAGTCCGGACCGCCGACGGTGGAGGGGTCAGGTCGAAGGTGCATCGGGAGACCGCCGGTCGTGGGGTCGATACCGGTGAACTCTTTCTGACAGTTCTGACACAGCCAGTGGTAAACACGTTTCGAATCCCGCTGGCCGACGACGGCGGTCTTCCCGTTCTCCTTCAAGTGCATACAGGCGTCCTGGGCGTATTTCCGGCCCGCCTTACCGATTTCCAACTGCTTGACGGTGGAGAGGCGAAGCGCCTGCCCTTCAGCCTTCTTCGTCGCCTGGACGTCCAGCGCCTCCTGCTGAAGCGCGAGTTGCTGCTCCAACTGCTTGATCTGGAGTAGTTCGCGCCGCTTCGAAAGTTCCGCCAACTCAGGGTCGTAAGACCCGTTATTCGGGGGTTTAACTGGAGGGGCCGCAGAGATGTTGATTTGAGTTTTGTCCGACATACGCCTATTCTACCTTGTCTTCCGTTTTGTCATAGTCTTTGCAGCGGGCTTTGAAAATCGCCGCGAGTTCCCCGGGAGTACGCTTTTCGGAACGAACGGAATCGTCCAGTTCTGCGGAAAATGTAGCGACAGGTTCTTCGATTTTTCCCAACTCAACAAGGCGTAGGATTTTACGCCACATGTTGTCGAGAACTGCGAGTTGCGATTCAGCGCATAGTTCGGCCAGTTTCTGAGAAAGTCCTTGAGCGCGGTACAGATCAGTCAGGTCGTGCCGAAGATCGCTGAAGCCTTGAGCAAAAACGATGATGTATTCTTTGAGTTGTGGGTCCATGCCCCTAGTCTACCTTATTGAAAACGAATCCAGTAGCCGCTTCCAAATCGTCCCACTTCCCCGACCACGGGACCGTGGCGTTCATACGGGAATAAGCCCAGCGGGCTGGTTTCGAGCGGGCGTCGACGTGGATGTAGTTCTGCCAGGGGTTTACGCCGATGCCTTTTAGCTCCGGGTGTTGGAGGACGGCGTTGAAGAGGGCCTGGATTGACAGCGACGGACAGTGGATGTCCGCGGCGATTCCATAGGTGTGCGCGGAGAAGGAGCCCGGGGGTTTCGACCGCTCCACCGGATGAGCCGCGCATCGGAAGCCGGAGTTGATTTCCAAAGGCCGTGCGAGTTCGTCTCTTAGTTTTTGAATAATCCGGACGAACGACATCTCCGCGCGACATACCCCGCAGTGCTTACACGCGAATTCGTCCACCGAAAAGTTAGGCGTCAGCATCTTCGGTGTCACGCCGGAGTCCCTTCGATATCCGTCCGTTTCCCCGTATGAACCGCCCAGCCGCGAGAGGAACCGCAGCCAAAGGTCGTTTCCACCTGATCTAGGTCAAGCTCGCCGGATTCGAGTAGGTACAGAAGAACCGTTCGGTAACCGCGCTTAACCTCCGACCAGGGGAGTTCGACCGCTTCTTCATGCGGGCGCAGGCCGTCGAATTTAAACTCGCCTGCTTCGTCGTCCCAGTGAGAGGTGGGGAAGTCGGCTCTCTCCAGGTGGTGATGAAGATGCCCGCCGCGGGTCGTCAGGGTGTTATCTGAGTTCTGCACGATCTCAGTTTTCCGAGCGCGCAACGAATATTCCGGCAACCAGCCACTCTCGTACACGCAAATCGGAGTAGCCACACCCCGCCGCTCGACAAACACGACACGCTTATCCGGTTTCATCGGAAGAGTGCGGAAACGAAGTCGACCGTTTAAACGCGCGACCTTCTTTTCGAACTCGTCCGTGTTCATCCCGGTGGCGAGACGCGCAGCCGAAGTCGGGTCATCGGCGGAATCAATCCACACGGCTTGGCTTAACGTGGCTTCTTTGTGCTTCTCCAGTCGTTCGAAATAAGCGTCAATCAACGCTTCCTCCGCCAACCGATCTAAAGCCGCCTCATCACGTACAATCATCATTTCCCTTTCGTCAAGGTGCCGTTTAGCTCAGCCACGACTAAGCGCAGCGAGGTAAGCTCCTTTGTCAGATCCTGAATCGCGGCGTCGTGACGAAGCACAATTACCTGCAATTCCGAAACCTGCTGTGATTTTACACCATATCCAAAAGCGAGAGACCCGCAGAGTGACAGTGCGGCAACAACTCCTGCGAGAAACTCTCGGGGTGTTACGTTGATCTCGTCGGCAAATGACAATTTACATGGGCTCCTTTTTCTTTAATTCACAACAAAATAGCTGAGACAACGGGGATTCGTAACCGGCGCGGAGGCCGTTGTGATGGTGAACGAAACCCCGGCGGTTCGGGCGCTTACATAGGAATCGGCGAAGTTCGTGTTACACGTAATACCTAACTGAGCCGCGGCTGAGATATCCATGTTGAGGAAGATTTGAGAATTCGCCGTAACCGCGGTCGTCGAAACCACCACCGTAGTCGCCCCCGCGTCGACCACGACGAAGCCCGCCGAGGCCGAACCACAAGCGGCGGCACCCGCGGCGTCCGTGCAGATGGTCGCGGAGTTGAACTTAGAAGCCCGCGCTTCCCCCGCGACGTCGAGTAAATTACTCCCCGCCGGGGTCGTCTGAATACCTAGCTTCTGACTCACGGTGACAATTCCCGCCGAGGAAATGACAAGATCATCACTCTCCGCGGTCGTTCGATCTTCGGAGAAGCGCGATAACGCCATCCGCCCCGAGTTGTTCCACGAAATGCCGCGTTGAGAATCCGTCCCAGTTCCCGTAGTTCCGAGCATAATCGCGTTGTTAACCGCGCCGGAGGAAGGCGGGAGGAACTCATGAATCGACTTCGTGTTAGTCAGCGATGACGCCCAGCCGAAGTAGCCCGTGGATGTCCCCGGCGACGTGGGCTTTATGGAAGCCAGCGAAGCGTAGAGAATCGGTGTCCCGACGGTGTAGAAGTTGTTCTTCCCAATCGCGACTCCGACCGCCGCCGTTTTAATATCCAACCCGATGGTGAAGACGCCGATGACGTTCCCACTAATATCGACATTCTGAACATCCCCGATTTTAATCGCCGTCCCCACCGCCTGCATGGAGTTGTTCGCAATGACGACGTTCGAAATATCATCCGTCGTGTCGTCGCCGATGTCGAAAGCGATATAAGCCGCGTCTCCAGCGCCGGTCACGACGTTCCCCGTTACCGTAATCCCAAGAAAGCCCGAAGTGCCTCTCGCGCGGAAGGAATACTCCGTCTGGTTATCGAACGAGTTATCCGCGACAACAGCGATGATAGTCGCCCCCGTCATCGCCATATCCACGCCCGCGCCCTGGGTGTTGAACTTATTCCCCACGATCTTAGAGCCGCCGCCGGATTCCCAGGAGATCGCCGTAGTGCCGATACCTCCGGCTCCGATTACCAAAAAGTTGTTCGACGTAATCGCGTGGTCTCCAACATCTCCGTCATAGGTATTTCGAATGCGAAGACCAATATCCGTGTAGCCGTAGAAGAGATTCCGATGAATCTGAGCCGCGCAGCCTTTTTCGAAATCAATACCCGTCGGGAGAGTGTATAACTGCATGTCCTGGACGGCGGAGTAGCAATTATGCACCGACGCGGCGGTGAATTTAATACCCCCGCCGGAAGCCATGTTATCTCCGCGGATTGCGAAGTTGGAGAAATTAACCGGGTAGGAATCGGCTCCGAGGCCGACAGAGATGGCGTAGTTGTTGGAAGCCAGGATTACTTCCGAACCGCCGTTGATCGAGTTATCAATGCCGGTCATGGTCAACGGCCCTTGGACATAAACCGTCGCGACCTCACCAGGAGCCGCGGCATCCAGAGTCGTGAGCCCGAGCGGGATAGTCACGCGCTTGGCTCCGGAGGATGCGAGGATAATAGCCTCCTGGAGGCCGTCGGAGGCCGAGGCGATGGTGTACGCGCCGGAGTGCGTGTTAGCCGCGGTGAAGGTTATTGTGCAGGAAGAACCGCTTCCAGTGACGCCTGCCAGGAGTACCGTCTCCGCAGTTCCCACGCCGTTTGCGATTCTCACAGCATGATGCGGGGTGAGAGGCGCGACTCCTTCAGGACAAGGGGTTAGCGTTTTGCTATTCGCGCCGACCGCGACGGAGCCGCCGGGGGATCGCGACCAGTTGTAGTCCGCGGGGTTTAAATCGCCGTTGCACTGGACGTAGTTGAAGGAGGTTCCGTTGTAGACCGCGCATTGGTTGGCCGCGGGGGCGACTCGGGGGTACTTGACGGTGTAGCTCGTGGGTAGTTCGTCGGGGGCTTGGATGGTTACCTTATTAGTCCCATTCGCGTACTTTTCTCGAAATTCGATAACTCCCGTGTCAGAATCGTTCTGTTTTGGAACGATAGTGACTTTCGTGGAAGACTGAGCATAGGCGGAGAAGGTGAGGAGTAGGAGGGGGAGAATCTTACGCACTGACGAGTCCTTTCAGGGTGCCGAGAAGCTGCCAACGGGAGGAGGTGGTGTACTGGAACACGTACTGGGTGTAGGTGTTAGCGGTTAGATCCGGGTCTTGGTCGGTGATGCCGTCGAAGATGGCTCCGAAGGTTAGGGTTCGCCCGCCTGTACCGTCCTGGGTGTGTTTATACGTGAGGATAATGCCCGGGACGATGGTGCCGCCTGTGTAGATCGGCGTCGACAAAGTCACGGCTCCTGTCGGTACGCATTCTTGAGAAAGCGCGTCGGCGAGGTCGAGGGTGAGGGTCGAATCGTAGTCGACGACGTAGTAGCCGCCGTTGTAGTAGATAGGCATGTTGGAGGTAACCGTGGGGCCGGAATTCGGAACCGGCGGGATGAGGCCGATAGCGGGCGTCGGGAGGGTCAGGGACGGCGGCGTGCAGGTGGTGGTGGAGACGCTAAATAAAGCCGTAGGGCCTGCGATCTGCTGACCTGTCGAGTCGTAGTACCAAGCGACGTAGCGCGAGTTCGGCGGTTCGATATCGGCGTTGTAGCAGATGGACTCAGCGGTGTGAAAAGAGCCGTTGATAATCGGCACTTTTAAGAACGTCGGAATCGCCACATCCGGGTAGGTCGCGGCGTAATATCCTTGGGCGTAACCGGTCGGGAGAACTAAGCCGACGAGCAAAAAACCGGTCAAAGCCGAGCCATCGTCCCATGTCACAGACACGGACGGATCGAATCTCGCGAACCTTGGAAGTTGAGGTGACGCCATTACGCTACTATTGTACCGGGCTTAAAGAAGACCCCGGTTTTTACGCCGGGGCCGGTTGGTGGGTTGGTAGTAATTCCGGCATCGGACACCGGAACTTAGCGAGGTATCCCCGGCGGCTGGCTAGAATAGGGGCTGACCGGGCGGGGTTATTTTTAGGGTAGCATGGGGTAAAGAAAAAGCCCCTCCGAAGAGGGGCCTTATTCCTTAGTGCTTTCGGACTAGGCGATGGTCGACTGCGCGTCGATTGTGCGGTAGCGGTAGCTTCCACCCACGCCGGTCGTGCCGTCGATGACGACTGCCGTATAGGTGAAGCGGTAGCTCACAGCGCCGCCGATCATCCCTTCCGGATCGGGAATGCTGGGCACTCCGCCGCGGACGACTCGCACATTAAAGCCCTGCTTCGTCGGGTCGGTGACCTTGGAGGGCACGGAGCCTTCGAGCGAGGTGCAGGCGATGCCGCCTTTGCCGAAGACATACGTCCGGTAGCTCGCCGGGGAGCCCGAGGAGTAGACGTTCGTGGACTCAATGATCTTCGAGCCAGCCACCTGAGCGAACTGGCCGCGATCCTGGCGGTTAACCAGATTGGCCTTGTCCGGGTTCGTGTACTTGAAGATATCGGCCAGACCGTTAGCCGCCGGGTCATTGGCGAGGTCGTAGCTGTTATACGGCGAGGTGACCACCAAGAACTGACCGTCTTCGAACGGCTCGACGTCAATACCCTGGAGGCCGTGGACAGCTGCGCGGATATCGGCGACCTTGAGGTACGTCGCGATGGGGTTCTGGTTCGTGGAGGTGGACTCGGCGTCGATTACATTACGGGTGATCGTGTCGACGGAGAGACCGCCTTGGTAGCCGAGCAACTCACCAGCGGACTGGAGAATAGGGTCAGGGGCGGTTTCGTCCAGCAAGGTGGACACCGTGATGAAGGAGCTATACTCCGACACCGTAGCCGAGACGATCTTGGACGTCAACGACTGAGACGTTCCGACCGAGCCTTCGGTCGACGGAGTCGTATTCGCGGCGAGGTTCGAGTACCGATACCACTGAGCGGTACGGCCCGAGCGCGCCGGAATATTGTCCTCCATGCAAGCGTCACGGAAGCGGAACTTCTTCTGAAGCCGCGAAAGGGCCTTGCGCTTGATGAATACGTTTTGAAGATGAGCAAGACCCGGAGAGGTAGTAGCGTTTCCTGAAGGCGCGTAGGCCATTTGTAAAATCTCCTGTGCGCGGGCCGACGCCCTTGCGTTTTTATTGTACCAGGAGTTAGGATTTACTAATGGCCCCGAGTCGCAGACTCGTTACTCAAAGGGCGATTAGCGGTTAGCGTAAGCCGCTTTCATGAGTTTGTCGAGGTTTTCGTCCGACTGGGACTCGTAGAACCGCGACCATTCTTCGTCGGTTTGCGGCTGGCCCGAGCCGGTGTTGGAGCCTCGCGAAGAGGGTAGAGAAGGAGGAGCGGAGGGGCGGTTTGGGTAGGAGTTCTGCATTTGGTTACCGGACGGACGAATCATACCCCGGCGTTCGGCGTATGCGTGAGCCGCTTCGAAACCGTCCGGGGAGGCCGGGAGGTTGAGGAACTGCCGGGCCTGTTCGACGGCGGAGGCCGCGGCGTTGTCGGTGGCGAGTTCGGGGTGGGCGGAGATGAATTGCTGGACGGAGGTCTGGCGGTCGAGTTGCGCCGTGCGGAGGAGGGAGTCGGTGAGAACGGCACCCGGATCGTCGATCTTACCGTCGAAGACACCGTGTTTCAACATGATGTTCGACATGGTTTTGAAATCGCCTTTTTCTAAGGCGGACACGAAATCCTTAACCCGCGGGTCGACTTCGCCTTCTTTTAGCGCTGGGGCGGCGGGGGCCGGAGGAGGTTGATAAGCCGCGGCGGCAGAGGCGTTGGCGTTTCGAGCCTGCTCCTCCAACCGAGCCATGTGCGTTTCGACCGCGCGCTCCGCCTCTTCTTGAGTAGCGAATTTATAATCCTTCCCGCCGAGGTGGAGCTTAAAACTGTCATCCTTCGGGGTTTCGCCTTGAGAACCGTCTCCGGCGATCAGTTCGGCGACTAGCGCGTCAAAATCTTCCATATTTGGTTGGGACATGTGTTTATTCTACACCTACGTGCGGGGCTAATAGCGGGGCCTCTTCCGGATGCGGCCAGTCGACGTCGAGGGATTCGGAGACGCCGGGCGTGAAGAGGGCGGAGGTTGCGGTGGGGTCGACGGTTTGGCGGAGGGCGAGTTGGAGCGACAAAGTCGTGTGTTTAAACAAGAAAAGTGTACGTCGAAACGCGCGGATGTACGCGAGGTAGCGGCGTTCTTGGGCTTCGGTTAGATCCCAGGATTCGAGTAAACCGATGGTGTTGTCGATTTCGCTCTGCAGTAAATCGCAGTAGAGGCGAAAACCGGGCGTCTCCGAGGTGTGGAGAAGCGCCCGTTGTTCGTCGTTTGTTATTTCACGTTGTTCCATGCCTCAAGCATATCACTTCGCTTCTTTAGGCCGGGGCTTCGACATGGCCTTCTTCTTCGGTTCGGAAGTGGGCCCGGGCTGGGAGCCGACGGACTTTTGGGCTTTTAGCTGCGCGATCTTCGCCTCGCCCATCTTCACTGCGGTGTTACGCTGGACTTCGGAGTCGAGCATCGAGTGGAAGCGGTTGGTCTGAGCTTCTTCGGACGCCGATTGCAGCTTAAACCGATGTTCCTGCTCGCCCTGCTGGATCTTCTGCTGCTGTTGGGCGACGGACATCCGTAGGTCCATCTGCTGCTTCGCCGCGGCCATTTGTAACTTCTGCTGCTCCGACGCCATCTTCATCTGAGCCAGCGCGGCCTGGGTCTGAGCCTTCATCTGCTCCAGTTCCATCTGCATCTGGTGCTTCTGCTGCTCCATCTGCATCTTCATCTGCTCCATAGCCGCCGCGTTTGGATCGGGCGGTTCGGGAGTCTTCATGATCTGGGCTTTTTGAAGCTCCGACTGAGCCTTCATCTGGCCGAGTTGCAGACGGACGTCGTTACCCGCCTGAGCCTGCTGCGCCTGCTGCTGCTTCTCCTGCTGGGTCATCTGGACTTCCTGCGGAGTCATTTCGCGGTAGAGCGGGTAGAGTTCCGAGGTACCTGTCGCGTCCTGGACCAGTTTCGTCAACGACTTAACGTCGATGGTCATGTTGATCTTGGATAGTTCTCCGACGAGAGGACCGGCGAGGCCGTACTGGAAGAACATCGGAAGGGTTTGCTGGAGACGTTCCTTCGTGAGCATTTTAGACGCGGCTACGATTCTGAACGAAACGTCATTGAAGAAAGCCGCGCCAGAGACCGTGCGGGCGGGCGAGGACGTCGACTCCGCCGCAGGAACCTGATCTTCCGGCGTCAAATGATACCGATTGATGTAGTACATCATGTACAGCATCGGGGTTATCAGGTAGTCTTCGATGTTCGAAACAATCTGCTGCATCCGAGCCGCGGAGCCGGTCATTTGAGCCTGGACACCCGTCGCGGTTCGCGACATATTCCCTGACCGAGGTGCGCCGGAACCGTCGATACCGGTCCGTTTCTCCGCTGCGGCTCCGATGTACTGAAGCTCCGCGTAGACGTTAGCCGTCACATCTGGTGGCGCGAGACTCAGAATATCTTCCTTCGGGTTATCAACTTGGTAAGTTGCACCCGCCGACCACCGCTGTTGCGCCGGAGTTAGGATTTGACCTCTACGCATCGCTCGGGGAGGATTAAGGGCAAGGTTGATGTTGTCGAGACGCGCATTAAATAGCGCCTCAGTGTATCGCTGGTTTCCTTCTTGTACATCGGCGATTCCTCGGGCGTAGAAGCGTCCGGGGACTTCGTAACAAGGGGCGAAGGCGGCTGGGATGAATCCATAGGGGTTGCGCTCGTTATACATCACCCATTTGCGGCCTAAGACCCAGATGATCCGCGCCGGGGAGTAGTAGACGAGAAGTTCGATGTTGCGGTCGGAGGGGACGGGGTTGTAGTCGGATGAGCCGGGGGAGTAGTTGACGCCGCGGAAGGCTTCGGTGATTTGCTTCGTATTATCGCCCGAAGTCATCGACTGGCCCATGGTTAAACCGTACAACTGGTCGTCGTTCGGGATATCGAAGCCGGTTTGGCCTTTGTACGCTCGCACCTGGGCCAAAGTCATCTTCGCTTTGATGATGATGCCTGCGCTTTGCGAAACATCCGGAGAAGAAAGCCCCGGGTCCGTGTAAACGTCCTTAACATCCAAGAACTCAGCAATCGACCGCTTCGCCTTATCATCCCAACGAACAATCACCCCGCCGTTTCCATCTAACAACAACTGCTTAACCGCGCGGGCAATTTCAGGCCGGGCCGAACCGCGGAACTTACCACGCGCGTGTTCGAAGTCATAAAACAGCTTATCCCGAACGTCCTTAGCCGCCTCCGGAGCCGTACCACTCTCCGGAACCACCTGGAACCAGTCGTCGGAGGGGAAGAGGGCTTGGGTGATGACGGGGAGAGCCGATTCCACATGGTCGAAGACGATTGGGAAGGGGAGAGAAGACCGCGGAACCGTCGATCCAGGCCATGTGCGAGGGACGATAGTACCGAAATAAAGCCCCGCGTTCGCCTGCCACTTCAGATCACAATTATTCCTCCGCCACCCTTCCCAGGAGCGCATGGTGTTAGTCACCATGGAAATTGCATACTCGGCGTCAACCGGCTGCTCCGGCAGTTTAAGCGCGGCTGAGTCGAGATCGACGAGGTCTAGCTGCGGAACGTCTTCATAAGTCGGCATTACTTGTCCTCGTTCTGAGAGATGTAGATACCCAGAACTTTCTGAAACCCAACGTCTTTGAGCAGCAAGTACACGTCCTTAGCCGCGGCGACGGCAATGAGGGTCCAGAATTTCTTCGGGTCGGCAAAGACCTCGGGAACAATGGCGTTTAGAACGAAGCCGTTCAGAACCGACGACAGCGCGGTGTATACGATAGTAAGGACAGCCGTTCGGATGTTCATGGGGTCTCCGATACTATTATCACAGGCCTCCGGTTTTGGCGAGGTCCGGGTGCATACCGGTGTAGTCGGAGGGGGAGTCGTAGTCCCCGGTTAAGCCGAGGAGCCGGGCGAATTGTTTTTGTCGATAGGAGTCCGCAGGGGAGAGCCGGTTTTGCACCACTTGGTCGATGTGGGTGGGGTCTTGGCGCACGTTTAAACGTCCAAGCCACTCTTTTCCCTTAAAGAAAGCCGCCAGGGTATCGAGGATGTCGTCGGTCAGCGGCTTCGGCATTCCGCCGAGTTCGCTTAGTAAAGCCTCCTTTTCCTTCAGATCGTCGAGGAAGATGATCTGCTTCGTCATGTACGGGTATTGGAGGGTGCGAACGATATTCTCGGTCTTCGACTTCGTGTTGTCGATCTTCACCGTTTCGAGGGGGATGTGGATGCCCCGCTGGTCGCAGTATTGTTTGAAGCCGAGCATTAGTCCGGTGACGTAAGCCGTTTCCTCAATAGCCACTCTCACGAAGCCGTTACGCGACTTTCTCTGGTAGGTGGTGTACGCGGCTATGATCTGAGCGATTAACTCCGCGGCGAGCCATTTCCCGCGACGTATGTCGACGATGTAGAGTCGACCGGCGGCGTCCCAGGCCCCGACGGTTATAACGGAGTGGTTCGAGCGTTCGCCAATGGTCTGGGCGGTATCTACACGGATTTCGTAGTGGGAGACGAGAACCCGCTGGTCGAAGTCAACGCGCGACTTCCAAGCCGGGTATTTGTCGTCGATAGGGAAGACGGTTTGACCACCCGCGGCGTGGTTAGGGAAGTTGAACTTCTGGCAACTGACCAAATACGGGTCCATCGCGTATTCGGATAGGATGCCATCCGATGGGAAGCGATCCGGCCAGATGGAGATGGGTAGTTTGTTCTCATCGAGGAGATCCGGGAGCTTAACCTCCGCGTAGGTGTACTGCCGTGGCCTCCCTCCGGTGTCTTTTTTGAAAATCCCGCGGACGAAGATGTTCCAGTCGCGTTTTTCCTCGGCCAACATCTCCTGGCCTCGAATAATCTCGCCGTAGGTGTCTTTTTCGTCGTATCTTGTGCCTTCCACGTCGATCCAGAAGCGCGGGGACACCAAGAGGTTCTGGGAAAGGACGAATTTACGGAAAATCGTCTTACAAATCTCCGCGTTGTTCGAATTATTCTCGTCGACGATGTCGGAATACTTCATCAAGTCAAAGTGCGACCCCGCGAGGCCCTTTTCGATAGACGCGCCGCGTACCGTAGGCTCTTTTCGGGTAACCGCCGGGCCGCGGGCTTTAGTCGTGAACTCCGCTTGCGTACCAAACGACTCGACTTTCTTCAAATCCGGGCAGTGTTCGGGGAAAAGTTCTCGGAAACGGGGGTTTTTCGTAAAGTGGTTCTTGATTTCCGAGATAATGTCCTCGGCTTTGTCCAAGTTAGCCTGGATGACGGCGATTGCGATGTCTGGGTAGTTGATGATCCACTGGATTGTGTGGGAAATGGCGTTTATGGTCGTTTTTAGACAACCGCGGGAGTCGAGGATGAGCAAACGCCGCTTCCCCGGGAGGTCCATCATGGGTATTAGGGGGCGGTACTCCCACCGGCCATTGTTAAAACGGTCGTTCTGGACGAAATTAGTAGTATCCGGGCTCGGGAATTTCTGCAAACGGGATAAAAGCGGGCCGTGAACCTCTTCAGAAACGTCCTTATACCCCAAAATCTCGTTCGCAAACCACCGTAAGTCCGTCCGCGCCTTCCACCGCGCGATCCGAATCCGCTTAATCCGCTCGTCCATCGACAGTTCGTTACTCATGCTCACTCCAGGTTACCTTAACCGGCGGGAGAAGCGGCCAGAAGTTGGTTTTCGTCCGTATTTTCGTCTCCCCCTTATTCAAAGCCATAATCGCCATGAAGGTGTAGTTGTCCTTAAACAGCCGTTGGTAGTGGGGGACAGACTCCCAGTCGCCTTCGGAGGGAGCGGTTTCGCAGTAAAACCCGTTTTCTCTCGTCGAACAGTGGGAATGGATGTCTCCAACAATGACTAAATCGTCCTCCCGCCCGGCTTTTTCTACCTCCGCCAACCAAGCCTCCGACGGCATGACAATCCACTGCGTCGACCTAACGGTCTCCTCCTTCGGGCAAAGAAGCATCTCCACAACCTCCACCACATCCGGCTCATCAAACACGCCAAGAAAAACTCCGTAGATTTCCTTGGGAAACGCCTTCTTAGCCGCGTGGCGGAATTCCGTGATTAACCGTGGATCACAGCGGATTTCGAACGCGGGTGGGGTCGGCACATAGGTATTCTACTCGGTGCCCGCAACCGGCGCGCTTTCGGGGGTCGCCGAGCCTGGGGTAATAGCCGCGCGGAAGTCGAGTCGATCTGAAATAACCGCGTACACCGGCCCGGAGATAGCGCCCTGATCGTCGAACAGGTCTTCGTCGAAGAGGAATGTGTCGAAGTAGCTCATCAGGCGTAGAGATACCATTTGCCCGCGGTGGCGCTGTAGATCCCGCGGACGATTTGATTTGCGAAAGTGGTGGTCACGGCGACGGCGATATTGCCCGCCGCGGAGAAGGTTAGCGAATTCGGGCAAACGAAGATAACTTCATGCCCCGTCCCCCAGTATCCGTTAATCGTATCAATAGTCGTGGTGCCGGAGATTACAGTTAACTTCGCCATCGACGTTGGCAGCGTTACCGTAGCCGCGGCGGTTATTGCCCCCAGTGTAGTATCCGCGCCGCCGTTTGCCGCTATCGTCCAGAATGTCGCCGGGCCGGTGCTTACATAATTCGACGTATTGTTCGCAAAACAGGAATTCGCGACCATGGTGAGGTACGGCAGTGTCCCGGTAAGTTCAATCCCGTAATCCTGTGTCACACCGCCGGAGTTGTAGCACGCATTGCCGATGACGCTGATCTTACCCCCGCCGTCAATCTTAATCCCGGCCTTCGTAGCACCCGACTGATCGTTGTCGTAGCAGACGTTGTTGACAATAAACCCTTCAGATGCGCTTGTGGCTAAAATCCCCTCGCGCTCGCATTCCCAGATTTTACAATTCCGAATAATCGGTTGCAGGATCGTGGTTAGGTTGATACCGATGTAGGCGCGGTTGATCTGAACATTGTCGATAATCACATTCCCGGCTGACGCATTAACGGCGTTGATCGCGGGCGCGATGCCGGAAGCCCCGTTTGTATAACTGATGAAGAAGTCACGGAGCGTGTAGGATTGTGTCGCGGCTACGCAGTCGAAGGTGTTGGAGGTGCCGAGAGCGAGAGTCGATCCCTGGCGGCTTCCATAGACTTCAATCGCCGGGGTGCCGGAGAGGAATATCTTTTGCCGAATAGTCGTAGAGCCGCGAGGTAGCTGAACCGCGCCGCCGCCAACCTGAGCCTCCGCGTATTTAATCGCCTCTTGAATACCCCCGGAGGCCGAACCGATGGTCCACTGGCCGGAGGTGTGGGAGTTGGCGGGCGTGAAGGTGACGGAGGTAGTAGAGGCTCCGACGGTGACGTTGGTGAGGAGAACGGCTTCGGAGGAAGCCCCGTCGGTGATGTAGAGGTAATGTTTGTTGATCGAAGCAGTGGTGATGCCCGCCGGGCCCGGGTCGATGACGACGGTCGCGGGTGTGGCACCGACGAGGTTGGTCGTCCCGGTGAAGGTGAAGGTGAAGCCGTCGGCGTTGAAGACTTTCTGGACAAATCGGAGATTCGCGCCGAGTGCGCCTTCGACGGCGATTAGTTCGTCGACCAGGACGTTATGATGCGCCGCGACGACGTTTGCTTTGACAGCGACCCCGTTGGTATGAGCCGCGGCGGCAGAACCGTCGTAGCCACGAGTGCAGTTGATGTAGGTGCCGGAGACGGAGATTGAGCCGAGAAGAATCCGTTCGTTCTCGATAGTGACAACGGAGTACGCAGAGAAAACGCCGGAGGTTACGACAATTGTAGTAGCCCCGGAGGAAATCGTCCCCAGGAGTGTAGTCGACGCGCGATTATCTGCGGCGATTAAAGTCGCGTCGGTGGCTACAGTTGTCGGGTAGGCTGGCATGACTTTATTATCGCTTATGGGGGCGGGGTGGGTTACTGAACCGTGGGGTAGGCGAGGGTGGCTGGAGCGGAGCCGCCAACAATCGGCACCTCGCCGGTAGCCGCGCTCATCTGCGTCCACACACCGGCGCTTGTACACTTGAACACGTTCTGCCCGACCGTGGCGTCAGTTTGGAAATACTCTTGCCCGACTGATCCAGCTACGCAGAGGCCAGATGACGGGGTACCAGTGCCTTTGAGTTGCGCTGGCGTTCCCTGCGTCTGCGCCAAAATGCCGGTAGCCGTAATTGTAATAAGTAGAAGCAGTCTCATCTTAAATTCCTTTGTGGCCTACTGAATCACACCCTGGCAAGTAACCGTACCGTCCAGGAGGTTACCAGTCGAGGCGATGACCTGGAAGGCGTTAATGGCGGTGGTCGAGGCATACGAACCCGCAACGTCGAACCCTTCGCTGGCGGTCGTGTACCCTGTGCCGTGCCCAACAATGCTCTTGGATTGGGTAGTAGAGAGCGGGTTAAAGATGTAGAAAACCCCGCTGTAGCCTTGGGTCGTGGATGTATTACTTTGCTGGGTGTTGAGGTTCCACGCCGCCGTGGAGGAGCTACCGTCGTATGCCTGCCCAAAAGCATTCCACCGTCTCAGGTTTGTCGCATAGGATGCGCCGCTGATCCAGGTAGCCCCGCCGTCCGAAGACAGTTTGATATATAGGGTATCCAGGTTATTCGACGGGTGCATCCCCTTCACGACCACCATGTAGGTGTTGTACGTCGAAGTGATACAAGTGGTGAAGTTCAGGGATGCGGAAGAACTGGCGGTCTGAGACTCCACGGTTGGGATGCCGGGGTTGACCACGGTCGAGAGTTGGCTCTGGTACTGCCAAACATCGGCTACCCGGTTATAGGCGAGGGTGACGACCTGACCGGCTTCGATGTCTCCGGTGGTAAGAGCAGCGTTTTTTCCGCCCTTGCGAATGGCTTTAGCTGCCAACCCATTCGGGGCGAACGTCGCCGCTCCGGTATTTTGGACGTCGGCGTAGAACTGAATCACTGTGCCTGTGCAAACTTCGCCTGTTACGCAGGTGCCGTTCGCGTCGTAAGCCGTGAAGGCGGGGGCGAAGTTACAGGCGTAGGAGTCGTTAGTAGTAGCCGAAGCACAATACGAGATTCCGCCGCTCTGGATCTCCGTCGTCGCCGCACTGGCCTGAGTCCAGACACCAGCAGATGTGCATTTGTAGACATTCTGCCCAGCCGTCGCGTCAGTTTGGAAGTATTCCTGGCCGACCGACCCGGCGATACAAAGCCCCGATGACGGAGTGCCGGTACCTTTGATCTGCGATGGCGTTCCAGCCGTCTGCGCTGCAAGTGATCGGCCAAGGAACAAGCCGACAAAAACAGTGAGTATGAGGAGTAGCTTTTCTCGGTTTATCATTTTAGTATCCAATGCACTGGTAGACGAGTTTATCTGCCGCGGTAAATGGTGTGGTGGACGCGAGAACCAAGGTAGTCGTCGACGCCGTAGGGAATAGAGCCAATTGCGTAGTTTCGTTCGCTGCCGTGCAAACCGGGGCCGTAGCCCAAGCCGTCCCGAATGTGATCGTCCCCGTCGCCGCCGTGCCGCCTGTGCCTACAGTCACCCGACCTGCGGCATCTTTTCCTGCGATGGACGGCGTGGTGCCGAAACCGGAGGTGATTGTCGGTGACGTACCACCGGCTAAAGGATGGCGTTGGATTAAATCACGCAGCGTCCCGGGAGTAACCCCGTCGTTAACCTCAACAATACCCGCGGCGTTGCGGGCAAAGCCAATATCCTTTGTCCCGGAACCGGTAGCACTATCCCAGCGGACAATACCCGCGGAGTCCAATGTGTACAGAGACGACCCGGTCCCTGCGGCGGGCACAAACATGCCCAATCGGTCCGTGCCGTACTGCACGGATCTAGTCACCAACGTCTCATTGCCGACAAACACGGTCACGCCGTTGTCGCGGACGGCCAGAATGGAGGTGTTAGCGGCATCCTTCCACGCGGTCAGATAGTTGGTCGATTGCCCAGCCCCCGCTCGAATAGTGAATGTGGAAACACCCGTCACCGCTGTAGGGTCGTACAGAGTATACTGTCCGTTCGCTACCCGCAGAAAAGACCCATCTTCGTCCAAAGTAGCCGCCGCGGAGACATAAGGGACCGCGCCGACGGTCGTTAGGTTAGTCCCGCCAGCTACGTCACCGCCGCCTCCGCCCCCGCTCGGTCCCGGAATCGGCGTGATTTGACCAAAAGCGGCGACACTGGCGAGTACGAAGAGGGCGTATTTAAGCATGAGAGTTCCTTATTTGTAGCTTCCAACGAAGGCCACTTGAAGCCCTGCGCCGGAGCCTTGGACAGAGATGCCGTCTTCAGCGAACTGTCCTTCCGGCCAAGCGAGGATGTAGGCCGTGTTAGCCGCGATGGAAACCGTCGGCGTCAACTGTCCGGGGGTCGCTTGCTTATCTTGGAGAAGAAAGGTCAGCGCCCCGGCAGTGGTGTTTGAGACATGGACCTGATAGATATACGCGTCCGTTGTACAGATGTCGGTGAGGTTCGTTGGAACCGCCGTCATCGAGTGGGGGAGCGAATTCCGAAAAGCCACGTAGTTCGCAGACGAAAGGGTTGCCATGGATGAGGCTCCTTAGAGAGCGATGAAGTTGAAGGTGGAAGACGCGACGTTGATATCGCCGACGGTGACATTTCCGAGCCGGAGCGTCACAGTTCCCGCAGTCGAGCAGTTGGCGACCGAGGCGCAGATAATACCGGAATCGAGGTCTGCGGGCGGCTGGACAATGAAAACCTGACCAGGAACAGCGCCGGTAATCGTAACGCTCGTCTCCCCGGTGGTGTTAGCCGAGATATTAGCGGGATTCACCGTCGCGGCGTAAACAATCTGGCGCATCCCCGAACCGACAAGAATAGGCATGTTGAAAGAAGTCTCCTGGATCTATTTTCGCACGCGGGTTACGGGCGAGTTATGTTCGGGGAGACGACGAGGGTGCCGCGGAGGGGGTAGCCGGTTACGGAGGTTAACGTGAGGACGTAGAGGTCGTAGGCGAGGCGAACTTCGTCGTAGGGGAGGGTGGTGGTGGCGGTGGAAGGGATGGTGACGGTGATTTCGCCGTTTGTCGGATTAGTGACATTGATACCGTCAGTTTCGGTGAGTTCGAAGATGGTGTCGGTGTCGCGCGGCGTCCATTTCGCGGTGAAAGTGAGGGAGGCTCCGGTTAAGTCGATGACGTCGCCGCCGCGGTAGAGAGTCGCGGAGAAGGTGTAGTCGGAGTTTCGCACCATGCGGAGGGTCGTGTCAGTGGTCGCCATGGTTCTATTGTCTCAGGAGGGAAAAGAAAAACCCCGGCGGTAACCGGGGTTCTCTTCGAGGAGCGGGACGGTGGGAGTGTTTTAGTTACCCGCCGCGCGGTCGTCGAGGATGCGGCGTTTGCAAGCGTCGATGGCGAGGTAGAGGAGGGAAGTGGTGGTTTGGGTCGTGCCCGCGAAGAGTTCGCCGGAAGGGAGGGTGAGAGTCGTGCCGCCGGAAGGAGCCGTGGGGTTGTAGCGGATTACGACGGAGTAGTTGTCGGAGCCGTCGTTGGTGACGTCGATGGAGTAGGAGCGAGCAGCCGCGGCGGTGGCCGTGTAGTCATCCAAAATCCGGCGTTTCGCGGCGTCAATGGCGAGATACAAGAGGTTCGTCGACGTCGCCGTCGTGCCTTTGAAGAACTCACCGGAGGGGAGGGAAAGGGTCGTACCCCCGGAAGCGGCGGTCGGGTTACGGCGGGCCGTTGGAGTGAAAACACCGCTGCCGTTGTTGGCCGCGTAGATCGAGTAGGAAGAGTTAGGCATTGGTGAGAGTGGCTCCTGGAACTATTGTATCAGCGACCGGCGGTTTTGGTTTTTGGAGTAGCGCGTGTGTTGATTTTCTCGTGCAGCCACTTTTCAAATTGCTGGAGAGTGGCGAGGCGGGAGGTGTCAGAGAGTTTAGGGAGGGGGATAGAGGTGTCCGCGGGGCCTTTACCCGCTTTCCCTTGACGGATACCCGAGACACGGTAACCCCCGGCGTGGGTAGCTTCGGGGTAACGCGCGGCAATAAAGCGTCCGAGTGGCTTGATTAGTGTCGGATCTAATTCTGCCTTTCCCATGTTCTGTGGAGGAGTCGGGTAGTTATCAAAGTCAAAGGCTTTATTTCGTAAAGCCTCGCGTTGTTCTCGGAGTGTTCGAATATCATCGAACCGCGATTCATCGTACAGGCGATTGTATGTTTTCTGAAAGGCTTCTTCCGAATCCCAGTAATCCTTCTGAAGATCCTTTACCCGCTTTGTTCTTACCGCGTAGTCTTCGAGAGTTTTTAGGGGAGCCCGTCGCTGGAGATCGAGTTTGACGGCAGGCGGCTTTTCGAGATCACGCAGATCCGGAGCCGTAGCGGATAGACCGCTGTGAGATTCTTTATTTTTTAGAATCTCGTAGTTTTTCGTTTTGTTGTACTTTCCCTCATAACCCCAGAAGCCTTCGTTTTTAGGATTCACGTAGACATTAAGATCATTTAATGCTTTGCGTCGTTCGGTGTCAGGTCCGTAGTCAAACATCTTCTGCGGAACCGCATCAAGACGCGCTTTTGGACGATTGTTCTCTAACGCCGCTTTTAAAATCCCGGCGCGTGACTTTTTAACGGCGGGGGATACGACGGAGCCGTAGTAGGGCGTGTCGGTGATGCGAGTCCCTTGATCCGCACCGGCTAAGATCGACCCCATGAGCATTGCCATGGGCTTTTCGAGCGCGAGGAGGTCACCGACGCCGGAGGTTTCGCTGAGTTTCTCCTGCCGCTCCTTCTGAAGCCCCTCCAGAAAAGCCCTGACCTGCGCCGCCTGCTTCGGATCTGCCATATTAACGACCTCCTGCAGTTTTGGTTTTCGGACGCGGGGGTTTAGCGGCTTCGATTTCTTGAAGAGCCTTGAACGCGGCTTCCCAGCCCGAAGGGACGTTACCTTTTTGCTCGAACTGGAGTATTTCCTCCCATGGCCGAACCGGGCCTCCTAGAATTTCAACGGGCCGGGTTGTGCCGGTTGCTTCACGGGGGTTGTAGTTGCGGACTTCCGGGTATTTAATACCGCCGTAACCCATTTCCTTCAACGCTTGGTAGTAGGACTGGCGGAGTTTCGAATGCATCTTATCCGTCATTCCACCTTTTTCCATCGGCACCTTACCCCAACCCGGGCGTTCAGCGACGAACTTGTTGAGTAAATCGGTTAGATGTTCGGGTTCTTTTGTCGACGTCTGCGGAATCCACTCACGCATTCGCTTTTCAAGCTCTCGTTGTCGCGCCGGGGCCATTAAGCCAGTGTCGGAGAACATCGGGAGTTCTTTGGTTTGGTTGCCCTGGAGACGACGATGAGCCGCGGCTAACCGGCCTGTTTTTCCTACGCCGAAGACAGGGAAGGCCATTCCGAGGTCAGGGATTTCTTCTTCCTTGATATCCCGGCGTCGAGTTTTTTCAGCGCGATTATTCTCGAATTGAGATAAAAATTCGAGTATCCCGAGAGCCGGGGCCTTAGTCGCCGTCAGTGCAGCGATAATCGGGGCGAGACCTTGTACAAAACCACCACCGCCGTGGGCTTGTATCGCCTGTTCCTTCTGCTTATCCGCCAACCAAGCCATGACCTGATCCTTCTGCATCTTCGCGGGGTCACGGAGAGCGCCGGTTAATAGCGGGTTGAGGTTCTGCGCCTGCGGGAAGTCGGCCATAACTCTATTATCCCTTGATGCACCGCGCGTTTAAAATTCGCGTTTCGGGAACCGCGAAGGTATGCGGCGAGCGAAGCGAGCCGCTTTATAAGTGTCGTCATGTCAGCGGCTTACGCGGAGTAGTTAAAGTTGAGCTAAGTCGTTTGCTTTGTTGTAGTTACGGCAAACTAAACTGTGGAAAAGCTGTGGATATTTTAAACGCGGCGTTCATCTACACCAACTAGCAATATGCGTCAAAGTGTAAACATGATCCTTCCTACAGGGGTCTGCGACCCCGGACTCCGCGGAGAATAACCTCCCTAATCTCCGCACAAACCGCGCTTTTAAAATCCGCCGTTTAAACGTCAATCGAAAGCGCCTCCGTATAATACGTTTCAACGACCGAAAAGTCCTCAAATTTTGCAAAAAAAATTTAGAGAACGGAAGCGCGCCGGAACACTAAATGAGCCGCTTCGCGCTCATTTTTGCCTTTTCCCCTCAGTACTAGTACTACCAGGGGTTGGGGTACCAGGGGTACGTTAAGGAACCTTCTTTTTTGGTACTGGGCGTACTGGGCGTACTACACCACGTGGGGGTGGTGGTTTCGCTGAATGATGTTCCACGTGGAACATGTGGTGCCCGGGCTAAGTGGTGCTAGTATAACCCGGGCTTATAGTGTGAGGGTGTAGGGTGTTACCGCGATAGCGGCACCTCTGAGGCGTGGATGAGCGAGTAATCATGGCCTAGATCTGCAAGCCGCGCTAGTTCCCTACGCGCGTTATCCACGCTAACGTACCACGCGATAGGCGGCGCGGACAACTGATCGACGATGGCGAAGTTAGCCCACGCGGGATGAGTGATTGAGTTGTTGTTAACCATAACCAAGAATAACCCTTTTCCGTGTGAGAGTCAACCTTTTTATTGTATTTGTTTGTCAGTGCCGACCACAAGATATTGTGGTGTTTTTGACTGTCACCACTACATCTTGTGGTATTCGTTTTGCTTATGATACCTATAAGCGGCGTTTATGAGTGGTAGAACCGGATTGAACGGCGCGGGACGTTGGGGAGTTCGATGGATAGAAGGTCTAGCGCCTTTCGAGCGGCGCGGCGGTTCCAGGAAGGTTCGTTTATGCGAAGTCCGCCGCAGATTAGCAAGCGCTGGAATATCTCTCCGCCCGCCCAGCATGATTGTACTTTGATAGTCATTTTGATAATCCTTTATTAAACGCGCCAATGGCGCGGGTTTAGCGCTTGCTCGCTTGGTTCAAAATGTGCTTCGCTTTGTTGTAAGTGATAAGCAGATCGGGCCATTCATGACCGAGATATTTCCCTCCGCCTACAGCTTCCACGTCAGAGACGAGTTCGGCAAGCACCTTTTCCGCGTCAGTCAGTTTTTGATTGATTTGTTCCATAACCAAGGATAACCCGGTTTCGATCCCGTGTCAACACTTTTGTTCCTTTATTTTCCCCAAACTTTCCCATTGACATCCCCTTGAATCCCTGTTAACCTTGGGTATGGTTCGATTAGCTTACAGAACGGCTCTTAAAAACATACGCAAGGTGTATGGGCTCGCTACGCTTGATGAAGTAGAGCGAGGGTTACATTGGTATGACGAGGCGCATTCGCACGCTGTGACGCTATCATCGACGTATGGAATCCCCGTGCGTGCCGCGTCTGAAATAATCGCTGCCCTGTCGCCAAATGCGCGTTGGGAGAGGAATGTCGCTGACGCCTATACCCTGTGTGGTGTTTTGTCGTCTGGTGGTGCGCTTGAATCCGTTCGAGTCCAGACCTATGGACTAAATCGGGCAAAAGCTGGCGCAATTTTCCGCGCGGCTGTCGCGGGTCTTCCCTACGATGGGATTCTCAGCGGTCCTAAAGTGACGCGATTTGCGCGTACTATTGAGAGACCTTGGGAGTCACATGGTATCACGGTAGACGTTCATGCGTTTAGCGTAGCGTCTAATAGGCGTTTCACCACCACCACGGTTGTTATAGGCGCACCAGACTATCGGACGTGTGAACGCGCGTATCTGACCGTAGGCGAAGAACTAGCTATTGCAGGTCATCAGGTTCAGGCTATTACGTGGTGCGTTTGGAAAAGACTTCACAAAGTTTAATAAAAAGACTTGACAACAAGTCGGAAAGATGGGATACTTAATCATGGAAACTAGATACGAGATTAAATTCTACATCGGCACGGGCTTCAACGCTAACGGCGAGCCTGTTGGGGATGTGGATCGCAAATTAAATGCGGCGGCGTCCAAACTGACTGCCGCTTTTCAAGGCGTGAC